TATAAATGGAGATATTTATACGGAAAACAGTCCAACGGTAACTCAATTAATTAGTCTAACTAGTGGAGAATTAAGATTAAACGGAAGTTTAAATATAGACGGAATAGGAATAACTAAATCGGGAGGGGATTTAATATTAGATTCAGTTAAGATTATTTCTACAGGAGATTCTATTTCAGCAGCCGTGGCACAAGATATAAACGTAATACATTCGTTAGCGTCTAACAGTGCTTTAAATGTAAATATAACTAACATTGTAACAGGAAGTTTAGTAACAATTGATGCTAATGTTAAATAAAAAATAAATTATGGCAAAAATAAGTACATACGCAACCGAAACACCAGGATTAACAGATTTATTATTAGGAAGTGATGTGGGGTCAGCAGATGCTACTAAAAATTTTACAGTGCAAACTATTTTAGCACTAGCATCATCAGCGGTAATTACATTACCTGCTTATAATGATGACGCAGCCGCAGCGGCAGCAGGATTAGTAACTGGACAACTTTATCAAACTACAGGTGCAGGTGCATTAACGACAGCAGGCATTGTAATGGTTAAACAATAAAATAAAATAAAATGGAAAAAATAAAAAAAGTAGTTACATCACCATTATTCTTATCAGCAGTAGCTGGTGGAATAGGATTAGCATTATTAATTAAGGGTGATATATTATATGCTGGCATCGCATTTGGTGTAGGTGTAAGAGAGTTCTTATTAGCGTTCAAAGACGCATAACAATCAAAATAAAATAAAATGGAAAAGAAAATGACCCAAGAGGAAGTTGACCAGCTGCGTGAACTTCAAAAGAAACTATTTGACGCAAGACTAGACCTAGGAGATGTGCAGGTAGCAATTTCACGATTAGAAACAAAAAAGAAATCCTTAGTATTTGATGTAGAAACTAATTCAGCAGAGTTAGGTAAGTACCAGGATGGTCTTAATAAAAAGTACGGTGATAAGAAAGTAAACCTGGAAACAGGTGCGTTGTCGTAATGATTAGAAAGATATCTATAGGGGCTGATTATAAATCTAGTGCCATGCATTATGTTGTGGGACAGGATGTGCTGGGTGGTAGTCATAAAATACATCACATAAGACAAGAATCAGATAATAGTATTAGGATATGGATTCTAAAAGGAGATGAGGTTTATCTCTGGAAAGAATTTAATCCTAATATGCCTATATCTATTGAGTATAACATAAACTTTTAAATAATGGAAGAAACAGAGTTAAAGCAGAGAATAAAAAAGTTAGAAGAACTTTTAACGGGTGATATGATGCAGGATATGGATATTAAAGATGAGATTCATAATATTGAAATGAAATTAAACGGCACTAAACCTACAGACTCGCACTTTGACTGCATTGGCTGTGGTTCATGAGGTCTACCTTTCAATTCTTAGTAAAACCTGTAGATGGTAAGAGATATAGTCACACTAAAAAAATAGGTGACAAAGATTTTATTGTTAGCTCATCACAGGAGGACCATAAGGCAACCAATAGGTTTGCTGAGGTATTATCTATTCCTATAACTTATAATGGAGAAATTAAGGTAGGAGACACACTACTGGTACACCACAATGTATTTAGGAAGTATTACGATATGAAAGGTAGGGAAAAGAGTGGACCTTCTTTTTTCATGAATGACTTATTTTTAATTGATTTTGACCAATTCTTTTTATATAAATCAAATATTAATTGTGCAAGATGTAATAACACTTGGAAGGCTCCATCTCCTTATTGTTTTGTAACACCTGTAGATAAGAAAGAATCTGTTCTAAAAACAAAAGATATCGAACAAGAGCTGATAGGAAACATTAGGTACGCTAACAAGGAAATGTTATCTATGGGATTAAAAGAGGGTGATTTAATATCATTTCAACCAGAGAGTGAGTATGAGTTTAATGTGGATGGGGAAAAAATGTATAGGATGTTTACAAAAAATATTTGTATATTACTATAATGGACATTAAAAAAATCAAGGAGGATATAATAAAAGCTGGAGAATTAGCTGTTAAGCAGTTAGTAAAGGTTGCTAAGGAGGATATTATAAAACCTGAACCTGATGACGAGCTTGCTGCTGATAGACTAAAGAACGCAGCCGCTACAAAAAAGTTGGCTATTTTTGATGCATTTGAAATATTAAACAGAATAGAGGCTGAAAGAGCTATGCTTGAAGAATCAAGCTCTAGTACCAAAAAAACATCTAGTGGTGGATTCGCAGAACGAAGGTCAAGATAATCTTGATTTACATAAGGTTATAAAGTTAGATGTAACCACATCTACTATTACTACTAAAAATAAGGCTAAATCCTGGAAGTACGGATACAATCAAAAGTATGACGTTGTAATTATTTCAAAGGATGGTACTTTAGGTGAGGTATATGAAATAAATGGTATTAAAATAGGACTACCTAAAACACCAACCGATTTAAAAAAAGGTAATAATAAGTGGGTAGCTCAAGATTACCCAAAAGAACTTAGTAAGATACGAACAATTTTTGATTGGAACAAGCGTGACAACCTTTTTAAGGATAAATGGGTAGACTACATTGAGTCAGAATTTGACAGGAGAGAGGATGGTTATTGGTTTATAAATAATGGAAAACCTACCTACCTTACAGGTTCTCACTACATGTATCTTCAGTGGACTAAGATAGATATTGGTAAGCCTGATTTTAGAGAATCGAATAGATTATTCTATATATTCTGGGAGGCGTGTAAGGCTGATGATAGGAGTTTTGGGATGTGCTATCTTAAAAATAGACGTTCAGGATTTTCTTTTATGGGGTCTGAAGAGTGTGCTAATATAGGAACAATATCAAAAGATTCAAGAATAGGTATATTATCTAAAAGTGGTAGTGATGCTAAAAAAATGTTTACCGACAAGGTTGTACCTATAACCCTTAATTATCCTTTCTTTTTTAAACCTATACAGGATGGTATGGATAGACCTAAAACTGAGCTTGCTTTTCGTGTTCCTGCTAGTAAGATTACTAAAAAGAACATGTATAATACAGAGGATGATGAGTTAGATGGGTTAGATACTACTATAGATTGGAAAAATACTGACGACAACTCCTATGATGGAGAGAAATTATTATTACTAGTCCATGATGAAAGTGGTAAGTGGTTAAAACCAAATAATATATTAAACAATTGGAGGGTTACTAAAACATGCCTTAGATTAGGTAGTAGAATTATAGGTAAGTGTATGATGGGCTCTACATCTAACGCATTAGATAAGGGTGGTGATAATTTTAAGAAGTTATATGAAAACTCTAATCCTTTTGAACGAAATGCTAATGGACAAACAAAGTCAGGTTTATATTCTTTGTTTATTCCTATGGAGTGGAATTTTGAGGGATATATAGATGAGTTTGGAATGCCAGTGTTCTATACTCCAGACAAACCAATTAAAGGAGTAGATGGGGCGTGGATAAATACAGGTGTTATTGATTATTGGCAGAATGAGGTAGATTCATTAAAATCAGATGCTGATGCACTAAATGAATTTTATCGTCAGTTTCCTAGAACAGAATCTCACGCATTTAGGGATGAGAGTAAGTCATCTATATTTAATCTAACTAAAATATATCAGCAGATAGATTATAACGATTCATTAATAAAGGATAGGTATTTAACACGTGGAAGTTTTCACTGGAAGGACGGTATTAAAGATACTAAGGTGGTATGGACACCTAACAGAAATGGTAGGTTCTTAGTTTCGTGGATACCAGAAGAGAGATTACGAAATAATGTGTTTAAGAAAAATGGGAAGTATCACCCAGGAAATGAGTACCTAGGTTCTTTTGGTTGTGACCCCTATGATATATCAGGAACGGTAGTTGGTAAGGGTTCTAATGGTTCGTTACATGGGATGACTAAATTCAACATGGACAACTGCCCATCAAATGAGTTTTTTTTAGAGTACATAGCTAGACCCCAAACCGCAGAGATATTCTTTGAGGAGGTATTAATGGCGTGTGTATTTTATGGGATGCCTGCCTTAATAGAGAACAACAAGGCTAGGATATTATATCACTTTAAAAATAGAGGATATAGGAAGTTTTGCATGAATAGACCAGATAAGACCTATAATAAGCTTTCTAAGACAGAAAGAGAGCTCGGAGGTATGCCTAACTCATCTGAGGATATAAAACAAGCTCACGCCTCAGCTATTGAGTCGTATATAGAGAAGCATGTAGGTTTTGATATAGAAGGAACGTATCGGGATTCTGAGGAGATAGGTTCTATGTTTTTTAATAAAACATTGATAGATTGGGCTAAGTTTGACATCAATAATAGGACCAAACATGATGCCTCTATTAGCTCAGGACTTGCAATTATGGCAAATCAGAAGCATATTTACACTCCAACTAAGGAAGAGTCAAAAATATCTGTTATCTTTGCAAGATATAGTAACAAAGGAAATATAAGCCAAATCATTAAATAAATGAAGGAATCTACCATATTAGTAAATCCTACGAATTTTCCAAATCAATTAGCTACTGATGCTCAGAAGGCATCGGATGAGTATGGATTACAGGTAGGTCAAGCAATACAGTATGAATGGTTTAAGAGGTCAGGTAATAGTTGTAGATATTATAACCAATGGGTTGACTTTCATAAACTACGATTATACGCAAGAGGAGAACAATCAGTAGCAAAATATAAGAGTGAGTTAGCCGTAGATGGTGACTTATCTTATTTAAACCTAGATTGGACCCCCGTTCCTATTATACCAAAGTTTGTGGATATAGTAGTAAATGGGATGTCTGATAGGTTGTTTACTGTGCAGGCGTATGCTCAGGATGCGATGGCGGCTGATAATAGGAAGTCATACCAAAATATGATAGAGGCAGATATGGTGGCTAAAGATTTCTTACTACAAAGTAAGGAACAGTTTGGTATAGACGCATTTAATACACACGCAGAGGACTTACCAGCGGATGACCAAGAACTTCAACTTCACATGCAACTTAACTATAAACCTGGGATAGAGATTGCAGAAGAGGAGGCAATTAATACTATTCTAGAGGAAAACCACTACTATGATATTAGAAAACGAGTGGATTATGATATTACCACTATTGGTATGGGATGGGTTAAGCATGAGTTTTTACCAAACGCAGGTATTAAAGTAAACTATGTGGACCCAGCTACTTTAGTGCATAGCTATACAGAGGACCCATATTATAGTGATTGCTTTTATTTTGGTGAGGTTAAACAAATTCCAATTACAGAACTTATTAAGATAAAACCAGATATTACTAAGGAAGAGTTACAAGAAATTTCTGATACTAGTTCTGGGTGGTATAATTACTATGGGGTAACTAGACAATACCGAAATGATATATTTCAAAAAGATGTTGTTACCTTACTGTATTTTAATTATAAAACAGATAAGAAATTTGTTTACAAGAAAAAATATTTAGAGAACGGTGGTGAAAGGGTTGTTAGAAAAGATGAGAACTTTAATCCACCTGAAGGAACAGAGGAAAGATTCGAGAGAATAGAGAAAAGAATTGATGTGTGGTATGAGGGAATATTAATACTAGGCAGTAACACCCTACTTAAGTGGGAGCTTTCTAAGAATATGGTTAGACCTAAATCTGCCTCTCAGTATGCTTTACCTAATTATATAGGGGTTGCACCACGAAT